ACAATGAATGGGAGATGGACTATGTCCAATTTCGAGTATGAGGACGACGAAGACGACATTACTACCAATAGTAATGACGGCAATGATCTCGTCAAACAATTGCGTAAAGCAAATAAGCAAAAGGAAAAAGAACTCGCAGAGCTAAAGGCTCAATTTGAGGGAGTTTCCAAAGCGCAGCGTGAACGAAACATTAAAGACGTTCTCGAATCTCGCGGGGTAAACAGCAAAATTGCAAAGTTTATCCCATCGGACTTAGACCCAACTGAGGAGTCTTTGTCTAAGTGGCTTGACGATAACGGAGACGTTTTCGGATATCAAACCACTGAATCCAACCAGCCAGTGGTTGACCCAAAGCAAGCAGCAGACTATAACCGTATGAATAATGCTACTGGTCAGGCTCAAACGCCTGATTCGTCAGATGACCTTCTACGTAAACTTATGTCTGCAAACTCGAAAGAGGAGCTTGACGAAGTCATTCGTTTGTCTGGACTCTAAACCAACTAACCGAAAGGCACATCCTAAATGGCAATTCCATCAGGTACGCTGACCGGCACCTCCGCAATTAGCAACTTAGTACAGACAGCGTACGATCAGTACGTTCGTATGGCACTACGTAGCATCCCAGTGATGCGTGCTCTTGCAGACGTTAAGCCAGTACAGCAAGCAATGCCAGGTTCATCAGTTGTATTCTCTATCTATTCTGACCTCGCACAAGCGACAACGACTTTGACAGAAGCATCAGATGTATCTTCTATTGCACTAGGTAATCCAAACCAGATTACAGTAACACTACAAGAATACGGCTCAGCCGTAACAACAACAAAGAAGTTGAACCTAACTTCATTCAACGATGTTGATTCAGCTCTTGCTGACATCATCGCATACAACGCTGCAGACTCTATTGATGCTGTAGTTGCTTCAGTTCTTACTTCAGGTACTAACATTATCTACGGTGGAAACACAGCAACTTCATACAACACAATCACATCAGCAGCAACAATGGCAGTTTCTGATATCCGTCAGGCTGTTACAGAGCTTCGCACAAACAAGGCATTGCCTCGTATTGGCGAGCTATACGCTGCATACCTACACCCACGTCAGACAGCCGATCTTCGCGCTGAAACTGGTACTGGTGGATTCCAGGCATTGACACAGTACACAGACCGCACACCATTCGTGGCTGGTGCAGTTGGTGTAATTGAAGGTGCGTTCGTTGTTGAGACACCTCGTGTGCCTTACGCAGCTAACACACAGTCACCTGCAGTTAACGTCTACAAGGCAGTTGTAGCAGGTCGCGAAGCACTAGCAGAAGCACAAGGACAGGACATCTCAACAGTTGTCGGTCCTCAGATCGATGCTTTGCGTCGTTACCACACAATCGGTTGGTACTACTTCGGTGGCTTCAACCTATTGCGTACATCTGCTCTATACCAGATCGCAACATCTGCATCTAACGGATAATCATTTAGTTGATTAACGCGGTGGCAGGGGGCAACCCCTGTCACTGAGTCAGTTCACTAAGGAGAACTAATGGCATATCAAGCAACAACACCTTGGGAGTACCAGACCTGGGGCGCAGGCTTACCCTGGCCTGATAAGTACTCACGCATTGCAGCACGTCAGATTGTTGGTGGTACTTACACTGGTGAGATCAACCCATACATTACTGATATTGCCCGTGGTGTAACTTTTATCGTTAATGGATCTACAGTTACAACAACTATGTATCCATACCAGAACGATCTAGCCGATGCAGACTGGTATGTTCTTGGTGGTCATCAGCAAGTAATTACAGATGAGCAAGCAGCAGTTCTTATTGCTGCAGGCTACGGAGATTATGTGGAGCCAATCGTATGAGTTTACATAGACGCACAAAGCACCCAGAGTATGTAGAAGGTTGCTTTGGATGCAAGGTGGGAGATCTACAGTTATCTGTAGGTGAAGCCCGCCACGATGGTGTACCAACAGCTAAGCAGCACGACAAAGAATTAGGTTCCTATTACAGCGCAATACGCCAAGGAATCGAACCAATCTCTACTAAGCAAAAAGATATTGATGCTGCAGTGAGATTGAGCAACGACACAGGCGCTGCCTTCAACGGCAACGCACTATAACCAAGGAGAAAAAAGATGGCAGATAAAGGCGACAAGTCACAGTCAACTGACTTCGTTCCATTCGACAGAGTAAACAAGGGTGGCATCACTCCTTCAATGCCTGCAGGTGGACAGTCACAGACTACTAAGGGAAGTATGGCTCACTTTGCTCACGGAAAGAAATCGGTGACTAAGTAATGTGTGCTAATTGCGGTTGCGGATATGCAACATATGATGACCTTGAGACGGGTGCTCCTAAGAACGAAATGGGATACATCAATGAACTCACAGAAAAGTCGGAGATGGAATAATGGCAGAGAAGAAAGCACACCCAGGATTCAAGAAGGCAGCAGCAATGATCGCAAAGAAGCAGGGCGTATCTAAGGATCGCGCTGGTGCAATCCTTGCAGCAGGTGCACGTAAGGCTTCTGCTAAGGCAGTCAAGGCTAACCCTAACCTCAAGAAGGTTAGCGGTATGAAGAAGAAGATGGGCTAAATGCCTAAGTCTCCAGCGTGGCAACGCAAAGAAGGACAAAACCCTAATGGTGGATTAAACGCCAAGGGACGCGCTAGTGCTAAGGCACAAGGTAGCAACCTCAAGCCACCAGTGAAAAAGGCAGAGGCTGCTAAGTCTCCAAAGGCAGCAGCACGTAGGAAGTCATACTGTGCTAGATCAGCAGGTCAAGCAAAGATGTTTCCAAAGGCTGCTAAAGATCCAAACAGCAGATTGAATAAAGCAAGAAGGGCTTGGGATTGCTAATGGCAAAGAAGGAATTCTGGGATAAACCAAATCCTAATAAGAAGTCAAAGGCTTTAACTCCAGCACAAAAAGCATCAGCAAAAGCAAAGGCAAAAGCTGCAGGTCGACCATATCCAAATCTGGTAGATAACGCAGCAGCCAAAAAATCAAAGAAGAAGTGAGGTAGTAGGTGTCCTACGGTACAGCAGGTTCAACACTTAACGACGAGTTAAATCGTCTAGCAAACGGGGGCACCTACCCTGCTATCTCTGCCTACAAGGATCAAGCAGGTGCAGCTCAGGCTTGGGCTACAGCTAAGTCAGTATCTTTGAATGGTGTCACAGATCTAGTAGGCGTTATTAACTATGTTGGTGGTATTACTAACCGCACACAGATGTTAGATATCGCTGGTATCTGCAATAGAATTGCTGGCACTACAGGGTTAGAACCTGCAGCAGCACTTCGTGAGGTAGCCAATTGACAGCTACCTATAACCTTGTATGCCCACAGGCTACAACATTTACATTTGCTTTTCGTCCACAGACAGATGGAGTTAATTGGGATCTAACCAATTACACAGCAACTATGACAGTGCGCCCATTTACTGGATCTAGTACGACTACATTGCTGGCAACTACTGCCAATGGCAAGATTTCTATTAACACAACTACATCTGTCATCACAGTAACTTTTACTGCAACTGAAACTAATATCTTTGCAGAGAATTATGTATACGATTTTGTTCTGACATCAGGAACAGTCACACGATTACTTCAAGGTAATTTCCTAGTAACTGCGGGGGTAACGGTTTAATGGCTGAAACTATTGTAATCATTGAATCTGCTCAACCGCAGACATCTGTAGTTTTCTCAGCAGACCAAGGACCGCAAGGTACACCTGGTCCTACAGGAGCAACTGGTTCTACTGGACCAACCGGACCGCAAGGAGCAACAGGTGCAACAGGAGCGACTGGACCTACAGGTAATACTGGAAGCACAGGCCCAACGGGAGCGACAGGGCCAACTGGACCTCAAGGCGCTACTGGCGGAACTGGACCAACTGGAAATACCGGATCTACAGGACCTACGGGAAGTACAGGACCGACAGGTCCACAAGGAGCCACAGGATCTACAGGCGCTACGGGCGCAACAGGAGCTACAGGTAGCACAGGACCAACTGGTCCTCAAGGAAGTACGGGACCTACTGGACCAACGGGTGCCACGGGTGCAACTGGAAGCACTGGAGCAACAGGGCCAGGATACTCAGGAGTAACTTCTACTTCAACTATTACTATTGGTACTGGTCTTAAAACTTTTACTTTAACTAGCAGCTACGCTGGTGCTTTTATTACTGGTGACCGAGTCAGAGCAATCCATTCTGATACTCCAACCTACTATATGGAAGGTCCTGCCAACTATGTTGGCGGTGGAACCATCATCATTACTGTTGATACAGCAGTAGGTAGCGGTTCACATAATGCTTGGAACTTTAGTATTGCAGGACTGATTGGTCCAACAGGACCAACTGGTGCTACTGGTAGCACAGGTCCGACAGGAAGTACAGGTCCTACGGGTGCTACAGGGCCTACAGGCGCTGATAGCACAGTCCCTGGACCTACAGGTCCAACTGGTCCAGCAGGGGCCACAGGAGCCACTGGTGCCACAGGTGCCACAGGTATTCAAGGTCCGACAGGACCGACTGGACCAACTGGTCCAGCAGGAGCAACCGGTGCAACCGGTGCAAGCGGAGCGACAGGAGCAACAGGTGGAACAGGTGCGACAGGCCCTACCGGTCCTGCTGGTTCTAACGGCGCTACTGGTGCCACCGGTCCTACTGGTCCTATTGGGCCAACTGGACCGACTGGAGCAACAGGTTCGGCGGGAGCTACAGGCGCAACAGGTCCTACTGGAGCAGCAGGAGCGACGGGTGCTACAGGTCCGACAGGGCCAACCGGAGCAACAGGATCTGCAACACTAGGTACATTAGTTGCTAAACCGCTTGATAGAACCGCACTTGCTGGTACTTCAACATTGGCTTCTCACGAAGACCACGTCCATCCAACAGATGGTAACTTCCCAACAGTATTTATGCTAGGCGGGATGTAGACTTCTCGTATGAGAGTCAACGAGTATTTTGATAAGGTTGTGGTGATAAACCTTGACCGCAGGAAAGACAGACTTGAAAAGGTCAACGCTCAGCTAGAAGAACTGGGAATCCAGTACGAACGCTTTAGCGCAGTAGATGCTAAAGCATTGGGCATAGATCCAATACAAGCGTGTAAGCAAAGCCACTTACAGGTACTAGAAGAGTCAGTAGGTAAGACGCTCATCCTAGAAGATGACGCTTACTTTATGGAAGGCTTTAATGAGCGCTTTACTGAGTTCATTGAACTACTACCTGCAGACTGGCACATCTTTTATCTAGGCGCAGTACTGCTTAACAGTGAGCGTTGCAACGACATAATGGTCAGAGCAATGGATACATCATCACTGCACGCTTACTGTGTAAATCCTGAGTTCAAAGAGATTGCACTAGAACAGGGTAGAGATTACCCAGAGCACATAGATGTTGCTTATAGATTGTTACATCGCCAGTACAGATCATATGCTGCTAAGCCACCAATGGTTAAGCAGTATCCAAGTTACTCAGATCTGATGCTAGAAGATGTTGATTATATGAGTTGGTACAAATGAAGATAGCCGTATACACAATTGCACTAAACGAGGAGAAGCACGTTGAACGATGGTATGAGTCTTGTAAAGACGCAGACTATCTCCTCATTGCAGACACAGGATCAACAGACCGAACAGTTGAGATTGCACGAAGTCTTGGCATTGAAGTTTACAAGATCTTTGTTTCGCCATTTAGATTCGACGATGCTAGGAATGCGTCGCTAGCATTACTACCAGCTGATGTTGACTACTGCATCGCTTTGGATATGGATGAAGAGTTAACACCTGGTTGGCGTGAAGCATTAGAAAAGATTGACCCTAGTATCGATAGACCGTACTACCGTCGTATCGAAGCGTTCAATGAAGATGGAACTGCAAACCTAGAGTTTAATGGGTTTAAGATCCACAGACGAACAGATGTACGGTGGAAGTATCCTATCCACGAAGTACCACACTGGGACTCAGAACGTGAAGAGATCAAGGGCGAAGTACCAGGACTTGAGATCCATCACCGTCAAGATAAAGCTAAGTCCAGAGCACAGTACTTAGAGATGCTAGAGATGGCAGTCAAAGAAAACCCAGATGCTCGCAACTCTTATTACTTAGGTAGAGAATACTTTTACTACAAAAGATTTGATGAAGCAGCCAAGATGCTTAAAGCATACTTGACTATCTCAGTCTTCCCAGAGGAACGCAGTGCAGCGTGTAGAACACTGTCATTCTGTGAACCTCATATGGCAGAAGAGTGGTTGATTAAAGGTACAGAAGAGCACGCTAACCGTGAATCTGTACTAGGACTTGCTCACCATTATTACAAGACCCAGCAATGGGAAGAGTGTTTGCTTGTTGCTAAGAAGGCACTGGAGTTTACTGAAAGACCTATGGGTTTCTTATCAGAAAACTGGGCGTGGACTCATATGGCTCACGACCTAATAGCAGTATCAAGTTGGCAGCTGGGAGATTTCCCAACTGCACTTGAGCACGGAGTCAAAGCGTTAGAGATATCGCCTGATGATGAAAGATTACAAACCAACGTAACGTTCTATAGGAGCAAGATAGATGCCAAATCTGGGACAACTAGTAAGCGAAGTCCAAAGTAACCTGCAGGGTTACACACTTCGTCAAGACCGCATTACTTGGCTTGCCACAACAGGCGGCATCTCAGCTACTGCGCTGACCATCAAGATTGGTTCATCAGATAACCTTGCTAAAGGTATTGTCCAGATCGATAATGAACTTATCTGGGTTAACTCATTTGATAAGCAGAACCTTACACTTAATGTTGCTCCTGGCTTTGGTCGTGGCTATATGGGTACTACTCCTAGCCCACACGCTGAAAACGCACAAGTAATTTTAACTCCGACATTCCCAGTAACAATGATCCAGCAGGCTCTTAACGATACGATCAACTCACTGTATCCAAAGTTGTTCGGTGTAGCGCACACTACATTCCAGTACAACGCAGCACAGATTGCATACCCACTACCAGATGATGCTAGAGATGTACTGTTTATCTCTTGGCAAACACCTGGGCCATCACGTGAATGGCTACCAACTAATCGTTGGCGTATGGACCGTATGGCAAACGTTGCATCTTTCAACACTACAAAGACGGTGAATATCTATGACAAGATTGTCCCTGGTCGTACGGTCCAAGTCTATTATTCCATTATCCCAAATAACCTCACTAACCTCAATGATGACTTTGCTACTGTTACAGGCTTGCCGGAGTCATCAAGAGATGTCGTTACTCTTGGAGCTGCATACAGGCTCCTGTCTTACATTGATACAGGTCGGATCAACCTATCCTCAGCCGAAGCAGATCTAGCAGATACTAAGTTACCTTCTACTGCTGGTGCATCTGCATCTAAATATATCTTTGCTCTTTATCAGCAACGTCTGCAAGAAGAGTCAGTTAAGTTACAAGATCGCTTCCCAATTCGCGTTCACTACACCAAGTAAGGAAAGACAATGACACGCCTGTACTCCTCGATCTCAGTAGAGACAATCCTCTCTGCTGCTATTAACAGCTCGCAGACATCCTTTGCTGTATCAACTGGTACTGGAGCAGCACTCCTAGGTGGAGTGACCCTTGCTGCCGGTAACGTCGATCAGTTCACTGTTGCTATTGACCCAGATACTGCCAATGAAGAAATCGTATTCATCACCGGTAACTCAGGTGATACCTTTACAATTGTCCGTGGTCGTGCAGGATCTACTGCAATTACCCACGCATCAGGTGCCACAGTCAGACACGTACTGACCTCTGATGATTTAACTTATTTTAATACTACTTCACCTGCAACCCTATCTACTGCTAAAGGCGACATTGTCGCAGCTACTGCTGCAAACACTGTAACGCGAGTAGGTGTTGGAACAAACGGGCAGGTGCTCACAGCAGACTCAACTGCAACCCCAGGAATTAGATGGACTACTCCCACTTCAACAAGTGGCAGCGGTTCATTGCCCGATGTATTTATGCTAATGGGCGCTTAACAAACCAACAACTAATAAGGAGAAACACAAATGGCAACAACTTACAAAGTGTTGGGACAAGTAAACCCAGCAGCAACAACAGCAACAACTCTATACACAGTACCGTCTGCAACTAACACAGTAGTATCAACTATTGTTATCTGTAACCAAGCAGCATCTGCTGCTACGTTCCGTATTGCAGTACGTCCAGCTGGTGCAACACTGGCTGCGATCCACTATGTTGCATATGATGTAACAGTGGGTGCATCTGACTCAACTGCTTTAACCCTTGGTTTAACACTTGCTGCTACAGATGTAGTAACTGTTTATGCTTCAACTGCAACAGTTTCATTCAACGCCTACGGTTCAGAAGTTGCGTAATAATGGCTGTATCGAGAGTAACACTTTCATCCATTAAACAAGGTTTTCCTAAGAGCAGGTCAATGCTTGCTGGTAATGCTTTTTACAACCCATTTTCTGCAACAGGTGGAACAACCTATACTTCAGGCGGATACAAATACCATAAATTTAACTCAAGTGGTGATTTTGTTGTTGTTGGTGCTAAAGCAATGGAAATCATTATGGTTGCAGGCGGTGGTTCAGGCGGAAATTCTGGAGGCAACATTCAAACAGGTGGTGGTGGTGCAGGTGGGTTTACTTATCAAACATTCACATCAAGTACACAAACTTACACAGTAACCATTGGCGGTGGTGGCGCTGGCGTTGGCAATACAAGAGGTAACCAAGGCACTGATACATCATTTACTACATTGACAACAGCAATTGGTGGCGGTGGAGGTGCTCAGGGAACGGGTGCTACAAACGGCGGCTCAGGCGGCGGTGGTGCAACAGATGGTGATAACACTTATGCCAGAGGTTTTGCAACTTCAGGTCAAGGTAATGATGGCGGTACTGCAAACGCTCCAAATGGTTCAGGCGGTGGTGGCGGTGGCGCTGGAGCGGCTGGCACAAATGGTGGAACAAATGGTGGCGCTGGTGGTGCGGGAACAAATACTTACTCAACTTGGGCATCTGCAACATCATCAGGTGCAAGTGGTTATTACGCTGGCGGCGGTGGTGGTGCAAACGGTGGTGGTGGTTCACCTGGTGCGGGCGGCGCAGGTGGTGGTTCTGCAGGATCAGCAGGCGTAGGTATCAATGCAACTGCTAACACAGGTGGCGGTTCAGGTGGTAACAGAGACAATTCAGCTGGTAGGACTTCAGGTAATGGCGGATCAGGAATTGTTATTGTGAGGTATTTAGTATGAGTCATTGGGCAGAGATTGATGAAACAAGCACAGTACTTCGCGTACTTGTTGGAGACAATAATGATCCAGCAGGCGATGAAGGATACCAATGGTTACTAGATAATCTTGGTGGTACTTGGGTTAAGACTTCATACAACGGTAACATCCGTAAAAACTTTGCTGGTATTGGATACACCTATGACCCAGTACGCGATGCGTTTATTGCACCAAAGCCAGAGCAAGGTGAATGGATACTTAATGAAGATACTTGTCAATGGGAAGCGGTGACAGATGGCAATAACTAGCATCAAGACAGGCTCTAGTTTTACTAACCTGCAAAAGTATGACACATTCCTTGGGCCTAATGCAGCCTACAATCCAAGCTCATTTGAATCCATCGCTAGCGTAACCGCTGCTGGTGGAGAAACCTCTTTAACTTTTTCCAGCATCCCTAGCACTTATAAGCATTTACAAATCAGAATGACACACAGAGATACTGCAGCTGGAACATCTATAAACATTGTGCGTTACACATTTAATTCAGATTCTGGCTCGAATTACTCTATCCATTTCCTTAGAGGAGATGGAAGCACTGTTTCAGCCGGTGCAGCAACATCTAACACTTTTGGGTATTTTGGAAGATTTCCTTACGATGGAAATACTGCTAATGTTTTTGGTACAGCAATTATGGACATTCAAGATTATTCTTCTACCACAAAAAATAAAACTGTAAGAGTTATTTCAGGTGTAGATACAAATGGAACAGGCGGAATTGATTTAGATTCTAACGCTTGGTATTCGACTTCTGTAATTAACACTATTGCATTTACACCTAATGGAACAGCTTTCAAAGCAGGTTCGACATTTTCACTATACGGAATCAAGGGGGCATAAATGCCAGCAACATACGAGCCAATCGCTACCACGACTTTAAGTACAACAGCAAGTGTTATTACATTTAGTAGCATACCTAGCACTTACACAGATTTAAGATTAGTCTGGACAGTAAGATCAACTGCTGGTGGCAATTATCCAACAGTTAGATTCAACAACGATTCAGGAAGCAACTACTCTTGGACTCGGATTTACGGAGATGGTACATCTGCCGCATCCCAAGCTAATACTTCACGCTCTGGAATAGGTATTTTGTGGCTTACTGAAGTATCAAGTGCGGCAGATACATTTAATCTACTTACTTTAGATGTGTTTTCCTATGCTGGCTCTACCTATAAAACCTCACTAACGACAGCAAGTGCAGATAAAAATGGTAGCGGCACAGTCGAAAGAGCGGTTGCTTTATGGCAATCTACATCTGCAATTAACCGCCTTGACCTTACTGCTTCATCTAGCACTTTTACTGCTGGCACAACCGCTACTTTGTATGGGATAAAAAATGCCTAATACCTACACACTCATTTCATCCAATGTCCTTAGCAGTTCTGCTGCATCTGTGACTTTTTCCGCTATTCCTAGCACTTATACAGATTTAGTTGTAAAGATTAGTGCGCGTTCAGATCGTGCAACTTATCCTGCTGGCTACAATTTAAGAGTCAATGCTTCTACAACAGATGGATCAAGCACTTACATTTACGGAGATGGAGCTGCTGCTGGCTCAGGCAGACAAACATCTAACTGGATACAAATTGGTCAAATTAGTGGTGCAAATCAAACAGCTAATACTTTTACGAATGCCGAGATTTACATCCCTAATTATGCAGGATCTACAAAAAAACCTGTAAGCATTTTTAATGCCCAAGAAGAAAACTCAGCGGCTACCTATGTTGAAATAGACGCAACCGCTGGTTTATACAATCAAACAACAGCAATCACCAGTCTAGTTTTTGGATTTACTGGTGCTTACAATTTTGTATCAGGTTCATCTTTCTATCTATACGGGATACGGTCCGCTTAGGGTATAATAAACTTATGCCATATAAAAATACATATCCTTGTAAAGTAGAAAACTGCACACAACCTAAACGATCTAAAGATTACTGCGCTAATCATCAGGTGAAGTTTAAGAGGTGGGGTGACCCATTAGCTGGTCCAGGTTCTGGACGTAAGATTCAATATACACATTGTATGGTTGAAGATTGTGGAAAGAAACATACCGCTATTGGATTGTGTCAGTCTCACTACAGATCCTTTAGAACATTTCTTGATAGACATAAAGAGCCAATTGATTGGCAGTCATATTCAAAGATCGTTCATAAAGGTTACGTAGATATATATGCACCATCACATCCAATGGCCAGTAAGAGCGGTATTGTTAAAGAACATCGCCTTGTAATGGAAGAAGTTGTTGGTCGTTATTTAGAACGACACGAAAATGTCCATCATAAGAACGGTAACAGGGCAGATAACAGGCCTGAAAACCTAGAACTTTGGTCAGTCAAACAACCCAAAGGCCAACGTATCGAAGATAAAATTGAATACGCAATAGAGATATTAAAACAATACGCACCACACTTATTAGAGGAGAATACAAATGACAACAGCAATCGAAATCAACTGCGAAACAGGCGAGGTCATCGAACGTCCTTTGACAGCAGAAGAAATCGCAGCAAACGAGGCAGCACAAGCAGAGGCTGCAGCGGCAGCACACGAAGCAGAAGCAAAAGCAGCAGCTGACGCTGAGGCTAAGGCAGCGCTGCTTGCCAAGTTAGGCATCACCGCAGACGAGGCTAAGTTACTTCTAGCGTAACTCAATAGCGTTGTTTAAGTGCGCTATTAGAAGTTGTACTGCATACGCTGTAATTAAAGGAATGTGCGCTAAGCACGATAAACAATACCGACAATCAAGGAGTTAGCAATGGCCTATGGCGATGACATCACGGACGCAATTCCCTATCCACTGTCCAACCCAGCAGGTACACAAACCTTTGCGACAACTGGTATTGCATACGATGTGTCCTTTGGCGGGCTACCGTTCTTTCTAACTACTGGTGATGACAACCCTTATCGTCGTGTCACTGCTCAGTACCGTAAGAACCAAGTTGATATGAGCCGCGAGCCAGGTGAGCAGACACTTACTGGTTGGTGGCTACGATCACAGTCTAGTTTCCACCTTGGTCAAGGCATCAAGTTCTTTGAACCACAACAGGATGAGTCTTTACGCTTTCAGTTCACTTTCAGCAAGGGCTTGGATGTCTGGACCAAGGGACAGGCAACATTGCTTAAAGATGTAAGTTCATACTCATCAATAACCAACGGCTTGCAGACTAACAAGCGCCCATACCAGGCTGCTAGATCTATTCGATACAGCAGTAAGGATGCAGTCCTTGTTTGGGATGGCTACAAGATTGACAAGGTAGAAGCAGATGGAACTGTTGTTTCATTTGTCAGCTATACACCTGGTACTGACTACCCAATTCTTTCTGTCTGTGATGATGGAACTTATGCTTATTGGGTAACCAACAAGGTTGGAACTAACAGGTTACAAGTCAACAAGCGACCATTAGATTCAAGTTCAGCAGCATCTGAGATGTTTACCAGTGCGACTATCACAGCAACTAATGCTGTCATTGAATTTACTAAAGAGCGCCTTGTTATGGCTGTCAACAACAGCATCTATGAGTTTGCAACATCTGCAGCAGTACTACCAACTGCAGTCTACAGCCACCCCAACGCAACCTTTACCTATACAAGCATTACTTCATCCGGTGCTGCGATTTACCTATCAGGGTTTAATGGCATCCAGTCAACTATCCAGAAGTTCACATTAACTACAGCTGGCGCTATGCCAACGCTGACATCTGCAATTACTGCAGCTGAACTTCCAGTAGGTGAAGTTGTCTTTAAGATCTATTACTACCTTGGCTATATGGCTATTGGTACAAACCTTGGTCTTCGTGTTGCAGATGTATCTGTATCAGATGGATCTATTGCCTATGGCCCACTGATCTTTGAATCAGAGCAACCAGTCTATGACGTTGCAGGTTATGACAAGTACCTATGGTGTACTACAAATGTAGATGGAGCACCTGGTGTTAGCCGCGTTGACTTAGGTCAACAAGTAGGCACACAGTTAGTCTTTGCTTACGCTTGGGATCTGTATGACCCAAACCTTACAGGTTTCTACACAACAGCCTGTGCTTTTGTAGGCAACACTGATCGCCTAGCATTTGTCACATCTAATAACGGTACGACAAATGGCAAGGTATACATTCAAGAGTTAACAAGACTTGCTGCCCTTGGCACAATGCGTGTGGGCTACATCCGATACAACACACTTGAGAACAAGATCTTTAAGTTCTTACAGCCACGCTATGACTCAGCCAATGGTGCGCTTAACATCTACTCTATTGATGCAGAAGGCAACCAATACAAGATTGGTTCCTTTGACCAAGGCGCAGACATTACCCAGATCGGTATTCCATACCCTGCTACACCTCAGCAGTATCTTGGTTTTAAGTTTGAAATGAGTCGCTCATCTACTGATACATCTAAGGGGCCATTGTTTACTGGCTACCAGGTACGAGTGCTGCCATCTATTCCACGTCAGCGTTTGATTCAATACCCAGTAGAACTCTACGACTACGAGATGGATAAGTTCAACAACCCTGCAGGTTATGAAGGTGGAGCATACGACCGCTTGATGAATATGCAGACACTTGAAAACCTTGGAGACTTAATCAAGGTAGAAGACTTCCGTACTGGTGAGTCCTACCTTGGTCTGATTGAAGAGATGGACTTTATTAACAAGACACCAACCGACAAGCGCTACTCAGGCTATGGCGGACTCCTACTAGTAACGATTCGGACAGCATAGTGACAGCAACTCTTATCAACAATGGCAGCTTATTGTTCTCAGGTATCTGGGCCTTCTGTGAAACAATCGTTATCTTCACAGCAGCGTACAAGTTCTTTAGCAAGATGAACCGTCGCTTAGACCGTATCGAGTACCAGTTGTATGAAAACGGTGGTGGGTCTATGAAGGACCAGATCAATGCTATCTGTGAAGACATTACTGAGTTGAAGATTAACCAAGCAATTATCAAGACAAAGGTAGAGGCACAATGATTCCATTAGTAAAGAAGGCTACCCCTGCTGCTATCGCAGTGCTACGCCAGGCAACAGCGCTATGCCCACAACGTAAGAAGGCAAGTGATGGACTACTTCCATCTGCTGCCCACGTTAAGCAGAACCCAAACTCTGACCACAACTCAGGTTTTGCAGTAGATCTAACACACGACAAGCTCGGTGGTATTGATTGCTTTGATCTGTTTCAGAAGTTACGTAAAGATCCACGAGTGAAGTACTTGATTTTCTCTGGTCGCATTTGGTCAGAGGAAAAGGGTGAGCACGAGTACACAGGTCCCAACAAGCACCCGCACCACATTCACATCTCTATCAAAGAGGGTTGTGGAAATGACACCTCGCCTTGGTTCCCTTGGCTTGGAGATGTAAAGACACTAGCAAAAGTAAAGGCAGCAGTTAAGCCTTTGCCTAAGAAGGAGATCAAATGAAGATCAATGTAAAGATGTTTGAGGTATGGGGTAAGTACCTTGTATTCTCACTAATCTCAGCCATCGGTATCATCGGTAAGTCACCACTAGATTTCACAGGTCACGACTGGAAGCAGTGCGTTAACGCAATCTGGATTTCATTAGTACCAGTAATCATCAAGTGGGCAAACCCTAAAGATGAAATGACTTTCTTGAAGAAGTAAGTTTGACTGCAAGGCATACAGGAGGTCGGTCCCTACGGGGACCGGCCTTCTTTTTTTGTGCCTAAATTTTGTCTACTGAACAGGGAACAACTACTAAATTGCCACAGGAAACACAGGTAGCATCAAGGAAATACCAGACTAGCTCGTAGTCTTCAAAGGAGCACATAACGTTAAAGACTTGTGAGCCACACGGACAGACGTGGATGGGTCCTAAACCCCGCAGATCGGCTCCAAACGGCTCAGGAATGCCATCGTAGGGCTTGCGCCTGCGGTTCATTCTTGGCAGGGTGAGTAGACGGAGTACCATATTGCCTGGCACGGCTCCCTCCTGCGGGTCGGTCGCCTCTCGGCTTTCAGCCTCGGCCCCGTAAGGGGCCACTGTAAATTCGCTATCGCTCATATTGTAATCGGCGAGCCTAGTATGTGTCTTACGACACGCCGTAGTAGACTAGTAACTATGACAACATTGGTAGGGATCTCTAGTAACGACTTCGTCGTAATGGCAGCTGACTCGCAGATCACCGATGGTGACCAGCGCATCATCTCAATGGAAACTCCCAAGATAATCTCGGTGGGTAAATACCTATTAGGTCTTACCGGTGACTCACGTCCTGGTGACATCCTTGCTTACGCGTGGAAGCCACCGCTATATCGTGGTGAAGATCCTGTGCGTTTTATGGGTAGCAAACTATTACCTAGTATGTCAGCTGCGTTCAAAGAGAATAACTATGAACCAGATCAGAAGGAAATGAATTTTGCTTTCCTTGTATCTTTCGATGCCAACCTGTTCTCAGTAGGTGGGGATCTATCCTTCAACGCTAGTGAGCGTGGTCTATTTGCAGCAGGCTCAGGTGGTAACTATGCACTGGGCTTCTTGTATGGATTAGACAAGCGTATGTACAAGACACCAGAGATGGCAAAGATTGCTGCAGAAAAGGCAGTAAAGATTGCGTCGGTTCTTGACATCAACACTAGCCCACCCATACAGTTAGAGATCCAGGAAAGGAGTTGAAATGTTATTAGGAATTGCTATCGGTTTTTTAATTGGCTTCGTTGCAGCTTATGGTTTTGATACTTGGCTACAGTGGAAGGATGACCACCAATGGAAATAAAGGGAATCCATATGACAGATGAGTACGCTGCTCATTACTTTTTACAGCAGGGTTACTTAGCAGCACGAGTTGAATACATACAAGCAGAACGTGAGAAGGAAAACAATGGCGATTGAAGACCCAAAGGAATTACTGCTGCACGTACTGCATAACAAAGATGCAAGTCGTGATCGAAGTATGCAGACTGAGGTTGGTCCGTCAGAGATCGGTAGTTGCAAGCGCAAGGTCTGGTATAGATTAAACGCACAGCCACATACCAATGAGAACCAATCAAAGCTGGCTGCCATTATGGGTACTGCAATTCACGCAGCAATCGAAGAGGCTATTGGTCACATAGATCCAGAAGGCAAAGAGTATCTAGTTGAAACCTCTGTTGCCTACGGTGATATGAAAGCACACGTAGATTTATTTATACCTAGTACCGGTGCAGTCATTGACTGGAAGACCAGCAAGATAAAGAACCTGAGCTACTTCCCATCCAAGCAACAGCGTTGGCAGGTACAGGTTTATGGATACTTACTATCAAAGAATGGATACAATGTTAAAACGGTTAACCTTGTTGCTATTGCTCGTGATGGTGCTGAGAAAGATGTCAAAGTACATACAGAACCTTATGATGAAAGCATCGCTTTAGAAGCACTTGAGTGGTTAGCAAATGTCAAGGCAAGTCCAACCTTGCCAGAGCCTGAGAAGGACCAATCATTTTGTAAAGACTATTGCCAATACTATGATGAGTCTGAGACTATGGGTTGCGGTGGCTTAAAAAAAGAACGTATCGTCCTTAGTGAATTGATTATTGAGGACGAAGCAGTTGACAAGAACGCACTGCTTTACTTACAGTTAGACAGCAAGATCAAAGAGTTAGAAAAAGAAAAAGATTCCTTGAAGGCATCCTTTGAGGGAACTACTGGAGTAACACCTAGTGGTGTAGAAATCAGCTGGTCTACTGTTAAAGGTAGAGAAACAGTTGATGCAAAAGAAGTTGAGAAACTTCTAGGGTTTGTACCGAAGGTTGTCGGTAATGAATCTGTACGACTTAACATCAAAACTATCGGAGGAAAGTAAATGGCTGCAAACGAAAACACAAAGTTCCAGATCAACTACAAGTTAGCTGACGGAACTCTTATCAATATTTACGCAACAAGTGCAACAGAACTAGAAGCAGGTCTTGCAGATATTGCAATGAACGCTGCAAATATCCACACAACTGGTCAAGAATTAAATGGTAAGTTAGCCCAATCTGCAGCACCAGCACGTGCTGTTGCAGACATCCAGGCACAGTTCAATGCACCTGCTGCAGAGGCACCAGGGTCTAAGTCTTGTAAGCACGGACCAATGGCATTTAAGTCAGGAACATCAGCAAAGGGTCCTTGGCAGGGTTATATGTGTAACTCACCAAAGGGTTCACCAGATAAATGTGAGACTATCTGGGTCCGTTAATCAGTGCGAGGACCTTGGAATTTCGAGGACCCACGCTGTAGGGGCATAGACACAGAGATGTTCTACCCACCAGAGGCAGAGCATCCACGAGAGATAGTACAAATCCTTTCTCTTTGCAATAACTGCGTACACAAAACAGAGTGTGCTGAGTGGGGAATTAAAAACGAACGCTTTGGTATCTGGGGTGGGTTAACCCACGGCAAGAGAGCAAGGATTCGTACACTAAGAGGTATCACTATTCCGTTTGGGGAGTTTAATGCTTAGCTTACAGCGTGCGTGGGGAACAGTCCTCACCAAAGCAACTCCCCTGCCGGATGTATGGAAAGATCTTGTACCTAAACAGATCAAGTTCCGACGAGGGCAAGTGTGTATGGTAGCTGCTGCGCCCAACGTAGGTAAGTCGATGTTTGCTTTGGTCTATACCATCAGAGCAAAAGTACCTACGTTGTTCTTTTCAGCAGATACCGACACAGCAACAGTAATGTTGCGATCTGCTGCACATACATCTGGTCACAACCAGGTGACAGTAGAACAGAACCTATCTGGCAACTCCCATTACTATGACAAACACTTTGAGAAGTTAAGTCATATCAAGTGGGTCTTTGACTCAAGCCCGTCCCTTGATGATATTGAGTTAGAGATTAAGGCATACGTTGAACTCTATGGCATTGCTCCAGAACTCATTGTCATAGATAACTTAATGAACGTAGCAGCTGAGACAGATAATGAATGGGCTGGTCTTCGTGCAATTATGATGGAGCTTCACGATATGGCACGCAAGACAGAAGCCTGTGTACTAGTTCTACACCACGTCTCTGAACAGTCTGAGTATGGTTCACCTACCAGACCACCAGCCAGACGTGCTATCCACGGTAAGGTCAGTCAGTTGCCAGCGTTGATCCTAACGTTAGGCTTTGACCCAGCCAATGGTGATCTTAATATCGCAGCGGTGAAGAACCGCTTTGGTAAGCACACAGCAGATGCTTCTGATTATGTAACCTTAATAGCCAACTATGCTGCTTGTCAGATCTCTGACAAAGACGCATATGGAACTATGCTAGGTAAAGATGTGCGTGCTGGGTACAATGGTAGTTATACACCAGTTGATGAGTGGCGAGAGGCGTCAGGACAATGACACACGATGAGTTATTAGAAAAGATTAGATTAAAGTTTTTTGTCAATGAAGAAGGTGCCACAGGATCTGGTTACAAAGAATCACAATTACGTAATGCTGTTTATGCGGTAGTGGAATTACATTCATATATTATCTATAAGAATACAGAGACAGATGAGATGTACGAACAGTGCCACGAATGTTCTGGCAATGGTTACCACGAACTGTATCCTTGCGAAACTATTCAGGCTATTGAAAAGGAGTTAGCGTGAGAGCCACAATAACAATAGCCAAAGGTGATGCTTGGGGATTGGGAATAGAGTTTTATCCTAGCGAATGGGCTATTAGTTTTAATTTTATTCGTTGGTACCTACTTATAGAAAAGGCTTACAATGGCTGACACAGAGATCCAGTATGTTAAGAAGCGTATCAAACAACTAGAAGCTGATATGGCTAACCTAGTAATGGCGTTGATTGAACTTAAAGTATTTAAGATTAAGATTGATAAAGACGGCAACGCTATCTACGACACTGGTAAAGATGAGCAGTCCGAAGTACAATAAAGCAAAAGGTGCTGCCTTTGAGATTGATGTAATGAAATGGTTTCGTGGTCTTGGTGTGCTGGCTGAAAGACTTAGGCTGGCAGGCAAGGATGACGAAGGGGATCTGGTGTGTGTGATATCGGGGAAGACATACATACTAGAACTCAAGAACACTGCAAAACTCAGCTTGCCTGAGTTCTGGAGACAAGCAAATGTTGAGGCGCTTAACTATGCGAAGGCAAGAGATCTTGGGGAAGTTCCTCTGTCTTATGTTGTAGTTAAGCGTCGCAACGCTTCAATAGATCAAGCCTGGGTTATTCAAGACCTAGCACAATGGATAAAGGAGAAACAGTAATGCCAGTACCAGAAGGAATTATCAGCACATCAACAGGTCCAGCAGAAGCGGTACAAGAAGTTGTACCAGTAGCAGAAGCAATTGAAATCATCAAAGAAGAAGATGCAGAGTTGCTTGAAAGATTAAAAGAAGCAGACGCAGAAGAAGCGGTAGAAGAATATGATTTGCCAGAACTGTCATAAAGGCGGAGAAGAGAACCAAGCTAACCACTTAAAGCGTGCTGCTGCTTGGCACGATAAGTGCGATGATAAGGGGTGCGTATGCCAGCACAAAACTGGTCCAGGGTACGTAAAGCGGGCAGATACAAAGGTTCCGTTGATGCAAACTCAATCCCCATAGGACCAATCGTTGCCAACTATGGCGGTGAAGTAAGAGAAGGCAAGTCCTGTTCGGTGCGATGCGTACTGCACAGTGATTCCCGCAGGAGTGCGGTAATAAATACTGTAGATAATTTATACTTCTGTCACACCTGCGGTAAGGGCGGTAACGCTGCTAACTTGGTGTGCATACTAGAGAATATGGAGTTCAACGATGGCCTCAAACGTGCAATCGAAATCGCTACTGGAAGCGGCGCAGCGATACGCACAGGAAATAACTCCAGAGGTTCTAGTCGCACTCGACGAACGTGGGATCTCTGAACGTGTAGCTGCACGCTACCAGTTAGGAGCAGTCGTTGATCCTGCCAATGGTCACGAGATGCACGAAGGATGGATCTCTATTCCCTACATTACTGCCAGTGGTAGTTGCGTAGGCTTTAAGTTTAGACGAACAGATGATGCTAAGCCTAAGTATGGTTCACCTACTGGGCAGAAGGCACACCTGTATAACGTTACTGATGTAACCATTATGTCACCATACATTGTGGTGTGTGAAGGTGAGTTAGACACAGTCATAACTAGTGGAGTGCTTGGTATCCCAGCTGTTGGTGTACCTGGAGTGCAGGCTTGGAAGCCACACTTTGCCAAACTCTTTGGCGGTTATGAAACTGTGTATGTAGTAGGAGATAACGACATCAAAGAAGATGGATCTAATCCTGGTGCCGAGTTTAGTAAGCGCGTGGCGAACGAGATATTAAACTCACAAATTGTTACACTACCACCAGGTATGGATATCAACGACTACTACCTAGCACACGGGGCAGATGCCACGCGTGCTTTGCTAGTGGGTGAGAAGACAGGTGAGTAGAGACGAATGGTTACAGATGGCACAGATTTTGCAGCATATGGGCTTCCAGATCCTAGAGATCAATACGGAAACCGAGACACTCTTGATTCGACCTATACAGACAAGATAGATGCAGCTTTCATAACAGATGTCTGGCGTATTATGGACCAAGCAGGTAACCTGCTGGTGCGTAAGCACCACGACTACGGCCCAAAGAACATTGCTCACTCACCTGGTGGACCACTCAATGGTTTGCGTGTGCGTATTTGGGATAAAATCGCAAGAATCAATAATCTTTTAGACTCTGGTGTTAAGCCTAGTAACGAGTCACTGCGTGATTCATTCCTTGATCTGCTGAACTACTCAGCTATTGCAATGATGGTATTAGATGGCGTATGGCCAGAGGTTGACGGCCCAGATTGTGACTGAACTGAACCCAGCTATCTATGAGATAGCACCCAGTGTGGCTTACTCTGTAGCTCAGCGTTACCCAAAGTTTGTTGAGCGTGATGATGTAAAGCAAGAGTGTTTGCAATGGGCATTGACTCGTGCTGCATACATTAACGATCAACTGGGTGAACTTGATACTGATAAGCGCAGGCACAACGAGCAGAAGATTGCTTGGCAGATGCTACGCGTAGCAGAACGTTACGCACGCAAGGAGAAGGCAACTAGATCTGGGTATCAGACAGGGGATGAGGCGTACTATGAGCGTGCAACACTTGCTCAGTTACTACCCTTTGTTATCGCATCTGTCATTGACGGAACAGTATTAGAACAAGCACAAGATATGGTCAAGGATGGTCAGCCACGTGGGTCATCATCTCCTGCAGAAGGTGGCAACCTACTTGCTATCTTGTTAGACATTAAGAAGGGTTATGTCAAGTTAGATAAGGAAGAGCAACAGCTTCTTACTTGGCGTCATCACGAGAGCCTTACCCTTGCACAGATTGCAGGGTTACTAGAGTGTGCAGTATCTACCGCTGATCGCAGGTGCATCAACGCACTGCGTGCTTTGCAGAAGCAACTAGGTGGGGAGAACCCATTCAGATGACATACAGTTTCAAATGTATCTGTGGTGTTATTATTAACGCTGACACCGAACTTCAATTAGAGAAGTTACTTAATCGTCACTCTAAGAATAGCTCTATCCATAAAAGACAGGGCTGGGATGGACATAGTGGGATTGGTGATGGTACAGCGTGAAAGAGCAAGATCTATTCGACTTCCTTAAAGCAGACTTGTACCCTGATCTAGTAAAGAGTCCTGGTATCTATGATGCCTTTGACTGTATCTCGCAAGCGGCAGGTCATTACATTGAACTCAAGTGTAGATACACCCACTATCCCACGTTGCTGATCGAAGAGATGAAGTATCGCAAGCTGATTACGCAAGCAGCAGAGCGAGACTTAGTCCCCTTCTACATTAACTCGACACCGCTAGGTGTCTTTTCTTTTGACCTGATGGATGTAGCAGAACCTGAGTGGGTAAGTCATTGGATGCCAGCCACCACCGAGTTCTCACGTTCTAATAAAGTAAGTAAGTTAGTAGGGTATTTACCGATTGAGGAGGCAGTACGCTTATGATGTATGACTATCGTTGCACCGAGTGCAAGGGTGAGTTAACAGTTGAACGCAAGATAACAGATGAGGCATTGACTCCCTCTTGTTTTGACTGTCACATACCAATGATACGTAAGTGGGATGCACCTAGCATCCAGTTCAAGGGCAAAGGGTTCTACTCGAATGGGGGCTAAAACTCCAGATGAAAAGAAAAAGCACGCTGATTATATGCGTTCTTATCATAAGCGTTTTCCTGAAAAGAAGAAGAGATCGAGAGTTGCTTACAGAGAAAAGCACATAGCTAATCAATTAAGAATCAGATACAACATAACACCTGATGATTACAAGGCTATGCTTGAAAAACAAAATGGCGTATGTGCTTTGTGCGGTTTGCCAGAAACAGTTAAGATATCAAAAGGTCCTGGAATCAGAAGCCTAGCAGTGGACCACGACCACGATACCGGTAAGGTTCGTGCGCTTTTGTGTAATAAATGTAACGTTATGTTAGGCACATATGAAAACAACAGAGAGTTATTCATAAAGTTTGATGAGTATATTAAAGAACACGGAGAGTCCAATGGCGGGTGAGTTTCCAGATTGGTTCAGCGCATACGCTAAGCCTAACTTTGAGAAGTACCTACTGCCACTAGCAGGCGTGGATAATTTACACTTCCTTCAGCTCGGTGCATACACAGGGGACGCTAGCGTGTGGATGCTAGAGAACATTAAACCTTTGATGCTAACAGATGTAGATACTTGGGAGGGTAGTGACGAAGAGGTACATAAGAAGATGAACTTCTCTGAGGTTGAACTTGCTTATGATGAGAAGGTCAAGGGTCGTACAAACAAGTATAAGTGCACAACTTTTGATTACCTATTTAAGTATTCAATACCAGGTTTCATTGAGTATGAGTTTATCTATGTGGACGCAGACCACACCGCATCCTCTGCGTTGATCGATGGTGAATTATCTTGGCCTTTGCTCAAGTCCGGAGGACTACTAGCCTTTGATGATTACCAATGGGGCGCAGACCTGCCTGCCTCTAAGTCTCCCAAGCTAGGCATAGATCTCTTCCTTGAGCGACACGCTGGTGAGTACGAGATACTGGAGCAGGGTTTACAAGTGTGGATACGCAGGCTATAATTTAAGTACGTCGTGTCGCCCGACACGGAGTGCTAGCAAGAAGCCCCCGCCAGTTACGGCGAGGGCTTTTTGTTTGGCTAAGCGAAAGGGTTAGAAACTCTCAGCCACATCTACTATGTTTTGTATGATCCACTCTACTACAGGTACAGCTACTGCATTACCCATCTGCTTATACCGGGTGGAGTCTGACTGTCCAGCAGTCCAGTCATCAGGGAAACCCTGCAATCTTTCACACTCTACTGGAGTTAGGCGACGTACGTTTGATTCCATTTGTGCAGCCA